TTTTTGTCAACGTGAACAAGGTTTAAAAGACCTTGCTTGTAGGCATGAATTCGGATGACTTGGATCACTGGCCGAGGCTTCGGGGTGTCAATATTCATTTTATCGAGGCATAAAAAAGAGCCCTCAAAAGAGCCCTTTCCCTTTATTCAGTTGCCTGCTACCGAAAGGATGTTTGGCAAACTCCCAACTTTGGGGCAATACTCCGATGCAACCTCGGCTCTAGTTGACCCTGCCTTGTAACTAACGCGGCGATCACAATTAACCTGCACTACGCGTTCTTTGTCGCGTGAGACTGGTGTTGGCAATGGACCAAGCCAGAACAGTGAGCTTGTCACTTGGTTGTAACAAACATCTGTGAATGCACCGCCCATCTCTTTTTGACAAGAGCGGATTGCAAAAGCATCTCCACGGCTGATGCTGTTCTGCCCAAAACCTGAATCAACAGGTTGACCGTTAGCTGCTAATGGGAAAACTGAGGCAGCTGCTAAAGCCGCAAAAACTGTGAAACGCACTGTTTAATAATGCACAGACTTATTAATCATAATCATAAAAAAAAGGGGCTCTTCTCACAGAGCCCCTAACGCATTCACCAACTGAAGGTTAGCGATCAGGAAGCAATGCCACCGCCGTTGACGTTGGTCACCAAGCGAACCGCAGGGATGTTGCGGGGATCGGTGAATGCCAAACTCCAGTTACCACCAGTTGCCAACTGTGCGTTGGTTGGGTGATCAGTTGCAGCCTTCCAGGAAGTACCAACAATGTGGTGAACCTGTGAATAGGTCACTGCCATTGAATCCTGAAGGGATGCAATGTTGCGCTCAGTCTCGATGTTGATTGGGAACTGTGAACCCGTGCGGATTGCGCCAGGTCCAAACATATAACTGACGTACTGGTTGTTTTCACCAGCAGCACCAATTACGGGAACCATCGAATCCACAATTACCGCAAATCCGTTGTAGTAGCCCAGAGTTGTGTTCGAAACTCCGATTCCACCCCCACCCCATTCCAGGTTGGAAGAAGGTGTAACGCCTGCAGGGCTAGAGAAGGTCAGTTGACCTTGCAATTGCAGCTGTGCAGCAACGCGAGGATGAACAACAATCGTGCTCAGATCCTGTGCCTTTTCGCCGAGTAGATACTGGCCTGAAATCACGTTCTGCAGAGAGAACATGTTGGCATCATCTTCTGAACCTGCAGTAGCTTCAGACAAGTCCAAGCTGTTAGCAGCCAAAGCAGTGTCAAACACACCCTCAAGCTGATTGACCAGCTTGGCGGTTTGCTTCTTATTCAGAGCAGCAGACAGCTTTGTGCGGATGTGAGCTAGAGCGTCTTCACCAGTCTGGTACTTGCTGAGGTCATCCATGCTGTGCATGAAACCTCTGGTGCAATACGGAGCGTATTGCGTATCAGCGGTGATTTTCTGGCTTGTGTAATAGCCCTTAGTGTTATCACCCCAAGTCGCAGAGCTGTTCACGACTTCTTCGTTTGGATCGAAGATGTCGAAGAAAGGCATCTCAATGCGAGTGCCAGTGATATTTACCAAGCGACTGTCAGTCGCAAGGACACCAGACTGAACAAGCAAACAACGCTCATACAGATCTTCGGCTAGGTACTTAGCGAATGGTGCTGAAGTAGCCAGTCTCGTGGGAGATGCAATGCCAGCAGGCTGCGCAGATCCGAAGACTGACGCATCTGGGCTGGTCCCAAAATTGTGATTAACGGCGGCTGCCATGACTTAAAAAAAGAGGGTTGTCGGTTACCCCTGAGCCTTTAATTGTTCGGCTCGTTGGGGGTTGTCAACTTCCATTTGCAATTTCTCGGTAAAGCTCATTGAGCCCCAAGATTTGCCACCAGAAGACGACGGTGTAGAACCCGCTGCACTCATCCCGCGTGCCTGCGATCCGCTGAACAGCATGTCCATGCCACTTCCTGGCTGCTTGAGATTGTTCAGATGGGTATTGAGATCGACTTGGACGCCCCCGACCAAGGCAATAACAGCCCCATTTTCATCAACTCTCAAACTGTCCTGAAGTACTTTCAACATGACGTCAGGTGCATTTACTCCGTTTTGAGTAAAAGCATTAATCGCAGTGGCTTTGATCTGCGCTTGCTGTGCAGCAACATCCTTCGCCTCAAGTTGTGACTTGAGATTTACGATTTCATCTTGCAGGGATGTAACCGTGCCGGATTGCTCCTGCCATAGCTGCTTGAACTCCCCTGCTTCGGCAAGCTGTGATTGCTTGACCTTTTGCTGGTTCGTTTGCAGATCCGCCATTTGGCGCTGCATGTCTTCCATCTGTTTTTTGACTGCCTGCTTCTCTCGCAGCAACTCTTGATTCTTGGCTTTTACCAATTCAAGTTGTGCGGAAGCATCAGGAGTCTCAGCCACAGGCTGTTGAGTTTCGCCCACAGGGCTCTGCTCGATAATTTCAGACATTTGATGTAGTGAAGGGATAACCCACAGGGTTAGGCATATATTAACTGCTACGGAAGCGGAATAAATTTCCTCGCATTAGAAGGACCGGTCAACATTGACGCCAAGATGTCTTGCGGGTCTTTATTTACCTTGTCAATTTGACTGCGAAAGTAACGCGCACGACGTTGACCGATAGGACCACCGCCAAAAAATTCTGTTTGTGTGAGCAGGTTGCTGCTAGCTAAATAATCGCCGTAATCGTTGCCGCTGAACTCCTGCGCCTTGCGGTAGTACCGATCACCCTTGACCTTCACCTTTGTCTTGTAGCCCTTGGCATAAGGCGTTTCGCTGATCTGCTGTCCAGTCTTTTTACCCTCGTCCCAGAATTCGTCTTCAGGATCAATCAGCAGCAGTTGACAGCGACAATTCACATGGATGGGGACCGCTGGCGCATCTTTTTTCTTGTCCCATCGTTTGCCGTCTAACGGTGCGCAGGTTTGACAGGTGCGGCTATCTAACGCCGAAGACCACTGATAAACAAAATCCTCCAACGCATCTGCATTGGCATCCCATAGCTCTTCCTTGATCTGATGGTTCACGTCTTGCGTGACCGTGCGCGTCATTGCCATGGCCTGAGCCCTAATCGTCCTGACGCTGGTTTGACCGCGCAGGCTGACGCCAGGAACGCCTCTGCTGATCGTTTCATGCACAACTAGGTCGGCAATCTCTTTTGTCGTCTGCCCTTGGATGATGCCGCTGCGAACATTGCGATCAACAACTTTGAACATGCTTTGCGTCCACGGCGAGACGCCGCCATCGACGTTGGCAAATAGCTGTTCAAACCGTGCCTTGCCTACACGCGCACGATTTACCTGCGCCACCACATTGCTTTGCAAAGGTTGCCCCAAGCCCTGCGTAATCTTTGCGCCCGCATATTCCGCCTCTCGTGCCGCATACGCCACCATGTCTGGCGCTGCTGCCACCTCCTGTTGCTCAACCGCTTGCCGTAAAGCTTGCGCATAAGGTGCCATCTCAATTTTGACAATGGGCTGAATGTCTTTCCATGCCTTATCTCTTAGCAATCCCTCCTCAGGCAATGTTTGAATCAATCGCCTGACGTTAAACATCACGCGCCCAAGCAAGGCATCAACGTCTAATACAGCACGATCAGCTGTGTTCTGCAACGAAAAAGCTTGCCTAACAAATGCTTTTAGCTGATCAGAATTCATCGTCTAAAATGAAGGAACAGCCTTCCTTTAATTTAATGCCTACAAAGATTGTCAAGGTCAGGATTGGTCAGTCTGTTTACGAGAAGACCGTCGAGGTGCAGGAAGCTCCGAAGACTCCGAAGAAGAAGAAGCCGGAACCTCAGATGGAACCTGTTTGCCCGATGCCGGAGCCTGCGCCGCAGAAGTCTTTCCTTGAGAGCGCCGTCGAGGCAGTTGACGAGGTTGTTCGTCCGAAGGCAAAGCGCGGTCGGAAGCCGAAGTCTTCTTCTGACTAGCACCAGCAACAGCGCCAGCACCTAATAACGCCAAGGTGGTGGCGACCATGATGCCCACAGTGTTCTCATAACGATCGCCAAGGTTTGGGCACGCTTCTCTCCCGCCAGCGCTAAAACATTTCACTACGCCAAAAGTGAACAATGCAGCTTGCCAGG